CCTGCAAAGGGTGTAACGGTGGTCTCGAACCTCAATGCAGATCTAGCGTCAGTGAAAACTGCGCTTCAAGATCTGTTAGCGAAAATGGAAAAGACATTGGAGCAGCCAGTCATGCCGGTAATCAAACATCCGGACATGGCTGCAAAGACTCCAGTTCCGACTCCAGTTCCGGCGCCGCAGATACCTGCCGGCGTCGAAACAGCTACTGGCTAACCGAGTCAGTAAGCTTATTCTCGAAGGGGTTTGAACTCCCCTACACACGTCTATCATTGATTCAGGAAGCCAGGCGCATCATTGCGTCTGTCACTTGTACAATCAATTGGGACGATATAGTGCCTTCACATGGGCCAGGCGCGGTTGCACACGGCGAGGAGCCGTGGAACAAGCGCTTTTTCAAGCGTTTCTACAAGAAGCTTGCAGAAGTATTCCCGGTTGATCAATTCTTTTATTGGTCACCGAGCCACCTATGTGATGAACTCTACTACCTGCAAAACTTAGATGACACTGAGCCGCTTGCGCGGGTGTGTCTAGTACCTAAGGATGCAAGGGGACCGCGGGTCATATCTTGCGAGCCACTCGAAATGATGTGGATCCAACAAGGTATGATGCGGCTGCTGATGAAGCAGATAGAGGAACACCCCTTGACAAAGGGGTATGTTCACTTCACTGATCAAAGTATTAACAAGGACCTAGCTCGTTTGGGTTCTTACGGTGGACTAGCAACGCTTGACTTGAAAGAGGCAAGCGATCGCGTTCCACTAAGCTTAGTCAGAGCATTATTTCCAGACCATGTTTTCAAAGGTCTGGATTCAGCTCGCAGTACTGCGACGGAGCTCCCTTCGGGGGAGATTTTACGCTTACGCAAATTCGCGCCAATGGGAAGCAGTTTATGCTTCGTTGTATTAGCGCTTGTTGTGTGGAGTGTAATAGTTGCTGCATTGTTGCTACGAACACGAGTCAGGAGGCTGAGTAGCCATACCGACTGCGTGTATGTATATGGTGATGATGTGATCGTTGACGTCAATGACGCAACTGATGCTATCATGGCTCTTGAAACCGTTGGCTTAAAAGTCAACGTTGACAAGAGTTATATCACAGGACAGTTCAAAGAGTCCTGCGGTGGCTATTACTTTAATGGCCACGACGTGTCCGGAATCAAAATCCGCACGCCATACTCATCATCATGGTCGCCCGAAACCTATGCTTCCTG